TCTAAACCATATGAGCAGGTACGCACAACTCCATTCTACCGTGCTGCGAACTTTGTACCTTCTCTTATACGTATGCATACGGATATTTTACATGCTAGGACGTTTGGGATTGTGTTAGGTACAAGGCCATTCTGGAAGCCGAGGATGTTGCCTGAAGGCCCGCATGAGTGGCTAGACGCCTTGAGTGAACAGATGGAGTATATCTCCTTCAGCGAGATGCACTTGCATGTTCCTCTTGATAGTATGATCTTGCGGGCCTTCAAGACCGGAACGGTAGTAGGTAAAGCTCCATGGGTAGAAGATGAATTCTTCCTCGGCGGGAAGGGTAACGTACAGGGTTCGAGTGGGTCTGAGAAGAGTATTAAGAAAGAAGGTTGTCAGTTCCGTCCTATCCCGTTTGATGATTTCTATCCTTATCCAATCACGGCTAATAACCTTACCGAATGCACGATTAAGTTCCATCGTCTTCGGTTCGCGAAGGAAGAAGTCGAGTACCGCCAGGCAAAGAAGATCTGGAATGACGACGCATCTAAGAAACTCCTCTCCGGTCCGGTCGATAATAAGAAGGGTGCAGCTAAGGAGTCTCAGGCAACCGAAGCCGGCCTTGACCTTCAAGTAGACGTCGATCGCCCATTCACAGCAGTGGAGGCATGGTATGACTACCAAATCTCGCCAGGCAAACTCTATCGACTCGTTACCGTATTCAATCCTTACTTTGCGGGCAAGGAAGGGATACTTCGTCGCTATTATAATTACTATCCAAACGGTGAAGATCCCTTCGTGGACTTTCGTCCGCTGCCCAGAGAAGATCTCTTCTACGGATATTGTATACCGGAGATCTTAGAGTCGTCGCAAGAGGAGCAGGCACAGATTCATTGTGGGAGGAGGGATGCGAGTAGTATTGCAAACGTCCCGGGGTGGAAGAAGAAACGGTATGCAGACGTCCCTCATCCTGCAGATGAATGGTATCCTGGGAAGGTATTCGAGCTTGAGGATATGGGAGATCTCGAAGTCCTTCAGTTCAGCAGTGCTCAATATAATAGTATGATCGAAGAAGAAAACTTCCTCCTCGGTCTTGCTGAACGTTATACCGGCGCAGGCCAGCCTATGCAGGCGATGGGCGCTGGTGTGATGGGTAAGCGAGGGATATATAACAGCGGAGGTACTCTTGCATTGATTGCAGAGGGTAATCGTCGTCTAAATATCTACCTAATGCGCCTACGAGAGGGCTTCCATAACCTCGGCAATATTATCTACCAAAGTCACAAAGCGTTTCGCCCAGACGGAGCTGAATACACCGCGATGGGTGAGCGTGGTAAACTAGTACAGAAAACGTTCGAATTTAAAGAACCGGAGGGTTACCGTGGTCTCTTCTTCGAAATCGGCGCCAGCGACGCCGGAGCAAACCGCGAAATCGATCGAACCAGCCTCCTCCTTATGGCGAACACGATGGCAGGCTATTATAAACAAGTTGTGGAAATGTCAGGAATGCTTGGTCAAATTCCTGAAGGCAATCCCCTTAAAGAAGCTATGCTCCAAGTTCTCGATGGGGCTAAGGATCTCGCCAACCGTCTCCTCTTCGCCTTCGATGTCCCAGATAGAAAAAGACTTGTGCCAGACATACGAAAGATTCTGGGCGGAGGCAATGGCGGCCCGGGTGGACCCCAACTTCCTGGTGGAGCTGGATCTCCAAACATGCAGGGGCCTCAGGACCCTCTTTCAGTCGGAGCACTTTCCGACTTATCTGCGCGTCTTACTGCGATCTCGGGTGGAGATAATGGTTCGAATGGAGTCGGAGCTGGACAGTGATAAGTTACATATGTTGCAAGGAAGGGCGTTTGAACTTAGGGTAATAAACAGCCTTCCACTTCAAATCGAAGAGCGTCTAGCAAACCTGACGCGGAAGGCTAAGGAGAAAGAAGAAGATGCCAGATCCCGTATTCACGCCGGAAGAGAGGGTTGAAACTCCTCCCAAACCGGTAGTACCTGCGAGGGTAGTTACAGCACCTCCAGCGAAGGATAAGACGACTTTCTGGAACGATCCTGATAAGGCTACTCGGGATATCGTTCGTGAAGAAGCTCAGAAGATCGTTACGGATATGCGTAATGATCCGAATAACGCAGCTGTGCAAGCAAGCCTCGTAGGTGCTGCGAAGCTACAGATGAAGGATAAACACCCCGACTTCGGGAAGTTCGCAGCTGAAGTAGAAGAGCTCGTAATGAAGACTGGTGGTACAGCTGCAACGCAGGTCCAGTTTTGGGAGACCTGTTATAACTACATCAAGGGGCAAAAATACGATGCGGACGTCCAAGCTGCAGAAGCCCGCGGGCGTATGCCGGCCGAAGCCGTACAAGCAGCTGCTCGTGAGCCGGATAAAAAACCTGAGATCAGTTACGTCGTTGGAGAAGGAGGCAAGAGCGAGGCGCAGGTTGCGGAAGGTCTCGGCCTGAGCGCTGAAACCTACATGAAAGGTAAACACGATATGGAACATGACATCTGGCCGTTGACGGTCGATAACAGGAGGAAACGATAATGTCCAGCACACCGAATCCTCTTATTGATAAGACGGCGAGCAAAACCACAGTACAGTCGGCACCGCCGGCTAAACCTTCTACTGAGGAGGAACGGCGTCAGCGCTACGCCGACTTGCGTAAACGCATGGGTCGCAGTAGACTCGAAGTGAAGGGTGATCCTGCTAAGCATTACTTCTGGGCTTCGAAGGATGATTCGCTTGAGATGACTAGGTTGGATTACTTGGGGTATGAAGTAGTACGTGAAGCAGACCCTAAAAAGCCAACCATAACCGCTGCAGGTATGAAGGATGATGGCACGTATATCATCGGGGATGTAATCCTCATGTGCTGCCCAATGGAGACGTACGAATTCCTCATGCTTGACAACGAGGAGAGATCCAACTCTCTAGTCACCTCAGCGAAGGAAAACTTTAAGCACGAAGCTGCTCAGCGGGGTGTCCCAACATTCGAAGTCACAAAACCAGTGAGGGGCTGATATGGAATCTGATGAGCTCTTCTACGCTTACGTTGCTGGATTCTTCGATGAACAAAGACTTGAGCGAGAAGGTATAGCAAATGAGATACAGACAGCAGCCCTGAAGAGGAGAATGTAGACAATGCCAGCTTCAGCAAATATCGCATTGCCAATTATTCCTCGTCACATACTCGGAAGCTCCGATGCTAATCCGCAAGAACGGCGGCTCGGTGAGAAGTCAGGACAAACCTTCTTATCAGGTACTCCGATTCAAGTTGACGTAGCAGGTGCGACAGGTTACGTAATCGCCTGTCCTGCAATGACTAGCGTAGCAACAGCGATCATCGCTGGCTTTGCAGTGGAACCTGCCCACAACTTGGGTACAAGCGGACAGGGTAGCGGACCCGGCGGAACGGCAGGCGGTATCACGTACGGTTCGGTCCAAAACCAACCTAACGCGAAACTGATCACGGACGCAGGACCGATTATCGACGGGACGATCGGCATGGCGGTTGCAGTCGACACAACTTTGTTTGTAGGCGTGCTTGGTAACGGAAGTGATGGAACACTAGCAGTTACCGCAATCACAATGCTAGCAACCCTTATGGGCCTTACCAAAGATGCTACAAACTCGTATTGGTATGTAGACGGAAACAAAACAGCAACTAACACGGGAGCATGCGTCGAGATCGTCGGCTTTGTCGATCCAGTTGGAGTCGGCCTTAACGGTGTAGGCACCCTTAACGGACGTGTTCTTTTCCGCGTCACTAAAGCTGCTCAGCAGCTTGTGGTCTAAGGAGAATGATCCATGGCAAGTAATCGAGGAAATTTCAGCCAGCTCCTCGCGCCTGGTCTGTTCTCTGTAATCTACGAGGACTTGAGCATGCACGGGGAAGAGTATAGTCAGTTATTCAACATCTACCCATCACAACGAGCGTACGAGGAAGATCAGCTTGTAGCCGGCCTGGGCAGCGTTCCACAGAAGCCGGAAGGTACTACAATCGCGATGGACGAGCCTATCCAAGGCGGATCCCTCCGGTATACACATATCTCCTACGGCCTCGGGTTTCAGGTTACACGTGAAATGTGGGATGATGATCAGTATGGTATCATGCAGAAGGTCTCACAGGATTTTGCCGGTAGTATCCGACAAACTGTTGAGTCAACCTTTGCGGGTATCTTGAATAACTCATTTACGTCCACTTACACAATCGACGGCAACACGCTATGCAGTACTACTCATCCTCTCTTGGGTGGTGGTACCTACAGTAACCAATCCGCGACGAATGTTGCATTCAGCGTTAGCGGGATGCAGGAGATCTTAATCCTGTTTGAAAAGATGGTTAACGAGCGGGGCTTGCTGAAGAGAATGGTTCCTCAGCAACTCTGGATCCCCGTCGACCTTCAATTCAAAGCGGGTGAGATTCTCCACAGCGCGTATAAGCCGTATACGGGAACTAACGAAGTAAACGTTATGCAGGGTCGACTTGACCCCTACACCAATCACTACCTCAGCAGCAGCACTGCTTGGTGGGTGTCGGCAGCGAAGTCGGAGCATACTCTTAAGGGCTACTGGCGTACTCAACCGCAGTTCGATAGTCAGGATGACTTCTTCACGAAGGGTGCGAACTTCAGCACCTACTTTCGCTTCTCAGCGGGGGTAACATACTGGCATGGAATCGCGGGCTCGCCGGGGCAGTAAAGGGGGAACTAATGGGTAATATACCTACAACCTTAGTTCCTAAGGGAGCTAATGTTCCTTATGGATGGCCTTATGATTCGTTCGTGGATCAGTTCGATCCGCAGCCGACCGCTTACCCTAGTGGGATAGTGGACGGTGGAGTAATGTCTGGAGCGGTTATAATTACATTAACCTCCGCTCAGTTACTTGCTCTAGCGGCTACGCCGATCTTGTTCTTGAACGCACCTGGGCTACCTCCTAAAGGGTTCGGCTCTTCGATGGTGATTAACCCGACAGCGGTGTTGGCTGATTATGTCTTCAACACCACTGGGTATACTTTAGGGAACGCTGATAACATCATCCAGTTTGAGTATGCAGGTCAGACTGCTGATCTTATTAAGATCCCCCTAAACGGGTTGATTACCGCCGGCGCAAGTACATTTTCGAGTAACGTCCAGCAAGCCTCACAAAATATCGCGAGGACAGTTGGAGCCAACCTTGGTATCGAAGCAAAAGTAACAGGTACCGCGCCTGGTTTAACCCTCGGAGATGGAACGCTAACCGTAACGATGAAGTATGATATTTACGTACTTCAGTAGATGACTGGGAGGGGCGCTCTTACAGGCCCCTAACCTTTAGGAGATAAGATGTCACAGCTAGCTAATAACCCGAAGAAGATCTCAGCGGCAGATGTAGCAGCTGCGCCGTTAACTGTGTTTAACGGGTGGTGTAAGATCTCCCATTTTGAGTTCTCTGATTATACAGCGGGGACGACCGACAGCGCGACGTTGAATGACCTACTTGGGAATACAGTTTGGGATCCAACTGGCGCGACTGATAAGGAAGAAGTACGCTCGGGTAGGGTTGGAGATATATACGGCCTTGTAGTTCCGACTGCGGGGATCTCCACCGGAAACGTGCTGGTTTACTTTGAGTAGACTTAAAGTATTACTCGCGTTATTGCTCTTCTCGATTCTCGGGAGGGCGTCTGCTCAAACTCCTGTTACAGTAACGGGAACTGTGCAAGGGACGAATGGGGTTCCTGCAACGAGTGGGTATGTGCAGTTTGATTTGCAGCCGTCCTCGTCTGCAATCCTATTCTACGTGCAGAATACAACTACACTCGTACCACAGAGCGGACAGTGTGGGATTAATGGGAGCGGGCAGATTAAAGCGCTTGATCTTACAGATCCTTGTCTAGTGTGGGGAAATGATGTAATTATCCCAGCTAATACACTCTATAGGGTTACATTCGCCCCGAATAATACCCCGACGAATTATGTGAGTAACATACAGATCAACAGTATCTGTACTAACTTAAACCTCCCCTGCTTCGGCCCGATTGTTAGTCTGGTTCCCCAATCAGCTATCGTAATCACCCCTCAGGTACAGTCTAACTTGATCCCGACGGCGAATAACGTATTTAACCTCGGTGCGCCTAGTTTCTACTATGCATCAGGTTATATCCGCCACCTATTTGGAACCGACTTCACTGGGATTGTAATCGGCAATGCGAGTACAGCAAGTGCGTTTGATCATACCCCTACTCTCTGCAGTACTGGCTTCGTAGCGATGGGTATTCTAGCAAACGGAGCTGCAACTGGGTGTTCTGCTCTAGCTGGTTCGAGTCTTACGATACAGACCAACGGAACTCCTAATACCAATCAGACCTTGCTGAACTTCCTTACCAGTACTACTAACGCACTTAGTCTTATCATAACCCCTTCAAACTCAGTAGGCACCGAGAAGCACGAGATTACTAGCGCAACAGGATTAACTTCACATAGGTTTTTAGCAACATGCAATACGGCAACTACGATCTCATTATGCGCCCCCGTTGCAGCTGACTTCCCAACTCTCAACCAGAACACAAGTGGAAACGCTGCAACTGCAACCGTACTTGCCAGCACCCCCTCACTTTGTGCGAGTGGGTCAGCCCCTATAGGTATCCTAGCAAACGGTAATGCAACGGGGTGTACACCTTACGATCAGGGTATATCCAACCACTGTACAGCTACTATCCCCAATCAGACTAGTCTTACCAACGGTTCAGGAGTAGTCGCCCTCACTACCTGTTCTGTAGTTACCCCTTCAGCTGGCTGCCCCTGTCAGGCCGAGTTCGCTTATACTGATACTCTTCTAAAGATAAGCGCCGGCCAAGGTGTAGTAATGTGGGTTAGTTCAAGCGTAGCTGACTCTGGAAGTAACTCCACATTCGCACTTGGGTGGGCTGGTGAATCAAATGCTGCTACGGGCGGCGCTGCGGAGATAAGTGGTAACGGCTTCTCGCTTGGGACTTGGGGGAATAGTACTGCGCTGGTGTTCACACTAAACGCCCAAATATCTACCGGAACCTACGATCTTAGACAGTCAATGGATGGTCTATCACCGTTAAGTGGCCCAGCTGTAGGACCCTCAAACGTTGCGTCGTTTCAAGTTCGATTAACACCGGATAATAACTAGGGGGGAGTATGAGGAAGATTTTAGGAGCGCTGCTGTTAGTAATCCTTAGCGCTATTACATCTCAGGCACAGTCAACGACCGTAAGCGGTACGATCACCGATGCTGGCTCACAGGCCTGGGCGAATGGTACTTACTCATTTCAGTTCGTTCCTAATCCAAATACCCCTCCTAATAACTATGTCTGGTCAGGTGGAGCGTTTAACTTCTCCAATGCGGTAACGGGGTCGCTTAATGGCTCTGGTGCCTATTCTCAATCCCTTCCTTCCAACACAGCAATTACCCCAGTAGGTACGCAATGGCAGGCTACATTTTGTCCGCAGGCCGCCCCTGCTCAGTGTTATACTACTACGCTTATTATAACAGGATCTACACAGACGTTAAGTCCCACCCCACCTGCGATTAAGGTTCCAGTCACTGTTGCCAACCCTCAAGCGTATTCTGATAGCGAGGTGACTAACGCGATCCTGGGATCGACGTATTATAACCTTATATCTAACGTTATCAGAACCTGTACAGTTTCTCTACCCTGTACGTGGGTGAGTGGCGCTCCTGGTTCTGTTGATATTAATACTACACTTCCAGTTACGGGTGGTCCGATCTTGGGGAATGGGACGATCGGATTGAACGTGGGGAGTAACTGTCCTAGTGGAGCCTTCACTACGGGTCTTGATTCTCAATTAAACTCCTTATGCGCTACACCAACTCCTCCAGGTCAACCGCCATATGTAGGCCCCACAGCTGTTAACGGCTGTGGAGTTGAATGGACTGGGTTACTTAATTTTACAGTGGGGCAGTGTAGTTATATCATTAACGGAGTTCAATATAACACCCCTATAACTCCGTTGACCCTTACAGCATCTGATCCGACAAATCCTAGAATTGATGCTATCTATGTGGATAATACACCGGTAGCTAACTTCCTGACAGGTACTCCCGCAGTAAGCCCAGTTGATCCAACAATCGATCCCAGCACGCAGTTAGGTCTAACTTTCGTGGAGGTAGCTGCCAATGCAACTACCCCATCGAACATCGCTTCGCTGTTGGTATTCGATGAGTGTACTGAATGGACAACTGCTAAGGGTGGAACTAGCTCTGCAAATGTAAACCTGTGCTCTACTAACAACCCTTACAGCGGAACCAAGGATGTGGAGTTCGGTGCGGGTGGGACAGTTGCAACTTCTACATACGCTCAGTTTACTGATCCAGCTGCGGGGACGATAACTGTAGATACGTATAACTCGTTGATCTTCTATATTAGAAATAAGGCTGGGTGGCCTAATAATCGCTCCGTAACGTTGCAGTTGTATAATGGTTCAACTGCAACTGGTACTCCCATCGTTCTTAATAATACCAACTTCGGATTTAACGCGACTACGAACATTTCTGGATATCAGCAGATTAATATCCCGACCTCTTATTTCCAAGCTAACGGCCTTCCTATTACTACCCTTCGATTTACAGTTACAGGAACAGGAGCAGCTCTTGCTGGATTCTATATAGACCGTGTATCTTGGCAGGCTGGGATTAATTCGGCTCCTCCTCTACCCACAACGTTAGTAAACTTCCGTGGTACTTATAACGCAACTGTACAGTATAACCCTAATGACGAAGTAGTACAGGATGGATTCTTCTATATCGCGTTAGTAGCAAACTCAAATACTCCAGTGACGACTACCAGCACTTGGGCTGGGTGTCCGAATCCAGTTGCGTTGACAGGACAGCTTCTTACAGCTTCAAACGCTGCGTGTCCGTCTTTTCTCTCCCCCGGAGTAGGTGGGCGTACAGTAGCAGGAGCTAGTGATACGATCTTAGGTGATTCAGCTACTGCGCTTCGTGATCGTGCTACGGTTATCCATTATACCAACACCGGTGCAATTGCTATCACGTTGGGTCAAGCTGGTACGTCTGGTCTCGCTGCGCATTTTCTCTTCACCCCGTGGGTAACCGGTGCAGCTGGAGTTGGTACAATAACTCCTACTACCAGTACAATAAACGGTGGATCGACTTTAGTACTAGGACAGAACGTTTGGTGTAACGTATTCAGTCCTGATAACAGTAGTTACAGTGGATTATGTGCTACCTGGATTAAGGCTGGAACTGGTATCACACCAACCTATAACGCCGATGGTTCTACTACTTTAGCCGCTGCAACTCCAAGTGGCTCTACAACATGTAACCCAGGATCTTACGCTGCACAGACAGACGGTACGACAGTCACCTGGGCAATCGGTTCAAACATCTGCGCGAATGGCTCATTGCTGTTTACTACTCACGGTGGATCAAGGTCTCTTGTTCTTACTGGAATGGTGAACGGCGGTGACTACATTCTTAAACTGACTCAAGACGGTACTGGTGGTGAAGGACTAACCTTAAGTACAGGATGTACCTGGAAGGTATCAGGTGGTGGATCTGGTGCTATTACGCTTTCAACTGGAGCAAACGCAATCGATGTTCTAACCTGGAGTTACGATGGGACAAACTGCCTTGCGAACCTCAATAAAACATTTAATTAGCCTGCTTGCCTGCTGGTGTCTTTTGATGACGCCGTTAGAATCTTCCATCTCTGCGTCTTCACAGAGGATTGCGGAACTCGAAAAGCAGGTAGGCTATTACGTGTACAGTGGAGGACCTTCGGCGTTAGGGCATTCCTTCGGTAGAACTTTCAATGGAACCAACCAATCGCTAAGTTCATCGACAGCCCTATCTTTTCCGGGATGTCCGGGGTCTTGCTCTACGAATCAGTGGACGTTTGCCTTTTGGCTAGATCAACTGTCAGTTCCCGGTGGTTCAGGTGGGATGATCGCGGAATCTACGACGAACGCATTTTCTTCCGGTCAAACAGGTGCCTTCTTTATTCTTTATAATAGCGTGGATTTTCCGGGGAACGTCGAAGTCTTTGTTAACATTGGGGGGGGATTCGATATTAGCTTTGCCGATCCTTCTACGACTGTCTGGCATGACTACGTAATTAGCGTGGGCACAGGTCCCGCTGTGAGTGTTTATATAGACGGATCATCAGTTAGCGTTACGATCCACGGGACGCCGACAAACGCTACGCTAAGCAATCAGACCGCGTATCTAATGGCGCGTGCAAATTCTACCCTGTGGGAAAACGCTAGATTCTCAGAATTTGCGATATATAAAACAAACCTCAGTTCCACAGACGCCTCAAACCTATGGAACGGAGGAGCAGGACGGCTTGCGTCTTCGGTACAAGGATCAAGTTTAGTGTCTTACACGCACCTTTGCGGTACGGCCAGTCCTGAGCCGGACCAAATCGGTGCTTGGACTTGGGGATTGACGGGAACTCCCTCTCAGGTAGCAGGACCCGGAGTACTAAACTGCCCATGAAAAAACTCATAAAACTTACGTTACTCGTTTGCTTCTTGCCGTTGATAGCGCATGCCACTACTTACTACGTGGACTACACGACTGGCAATGACTCAAACGCCGGGACCTCGACTGGTTCTCCGTGGAAGCACGCGCCGGGAATGCAAGGGCTTACCCCCGCAGGCGCTAGCACAGGAGACGGCTGCACGGGCACTTGCGCCTCTACTACAATCAACGCGGGCGACAAAATCATCCTGAAGGGTGGTACTGTCTGGCCCTATACGACCGCACCGTGGGTCTTCAGCCCGAGCGGTTCGTCATCTTCGCAGCTTTACGGGTGTGCTGGGACGAATTGTATTTACGTTGGTAATGCAGTTGGAGCGGGGCTCTCAGCATGGAATAACGGTACAGTAACTTCAATCACACTCAAGCGAGACTTAGGAGGATGGAATCCCGGTTCGCCTCCTTCGATTTCTTGTTCAGGTGGTGGGGGATCAGGAGCGGCTGCAACTGCTCACGTGGTGCCAGCAGCAGAAACGAATGATCCTAATATAGCTGGGTTTATCTATCATATCTCCTTAACTTCTGGAGGCAGTAGTTATACATCAGCCCCGACCTGTACCTTATCAGGAGGTGGAATCGCTACCCTCGTTACTGATATTAATAGATCGATATTCGATCTTGGTAGTACTCAAGGGTCTCCTCCGGTGTGGCCAATTGGGGAATGCGGTAGCTTTCCGAGTACATGCGCTCCTGGATTAGTTATCACCGGAGCTTATGTACTTATAAACGGTATTGAGTTTAGGAATATGCTAACCACCCAAAGCGGGACTGGTGGGGTAGATGGTGAAGAACGTCCTTTCGTAGATATGCAGGGGAGAAGTGATACTGTAGCTAATTCCTACGTTCATGGAATGGGCCTAAACTGTGTGGTTGTAAACACAAACTGCTCTACCCAGGGGGGAAATCTTGGAGCCATTGAGTCGGAATCTCCCTACCAAGAAATGGCGAGTGACATTGTCGAAAATGGCGATATAGTTTTTCTTGGAACTTCTGGCCAGCAGGCGGCAGGGATTTGTAATACAAATTTACTCTGTGGGAGCTTCGCGTTTGGATATATGACGGGGACACAGAATACTGGTCCTGTAAGCGTTCATGATAGTGTTGGGTTTTCTAACACTTGGCAATTGCGTTATATAGGAAATGACTCAAGTGGTTCTGATCCTTTCCTGAGTTACAATAATGAGTTTTGGCTGACCACGTACAGTGCGAATGCGACTGCTCACATCAATAGCCGGTATATGCAGCTTATACCTCCTGCTGTGCTTATCTCTCATAATAACTTTGTCCATAGCCAAGTAGGGGGAACAAGTAGCCAGATGGAGTGTGGTTCTCCTAGTGGGAATGTGACCTATTATTTCTATAATGAAGTAGTTTGGAACATCGGAACCGGAACACAAGATTATAGTCCTGGCTGTACTATTTATCTATACAACGATACGATGTATGCAAATAATGGTGGGTCGTGTGTCAACGCATCGTCAAGTGGAATTTCATACAATATCACGATGCAGAATCTTCACTGTATTCAGACCCCCGCAGCACAGAATCCGTTTTGGGCCACTGCGACTAACGCTAACTTCGTAAATTCGTCCGGATCTAATATACCGGCGAACGTTCAAGCTGCAAGCGTAGTACAGAGTATAAGTACAGCTAATGGGCAGGGTTATAATAACAATAATCTCTTCTCACCAGTCAGCAGCGCGAACGCGACGGTTCAATTCTCAACATCTAGCGGTACTGCAAATCTAACAGCGTTGTGTAGCGGAAACTTTGCAGCATTATGTAATGATATTAACGGTGCCGCAAGACCTGCAAGTGGAGGTTGGCAGGCAGGAGCTTACTTCTTCGGTGGTAGTATAATTAACCCAGCTAATAACCCGACTTGCTCACCAGGAACCGGTACGTATACAGGGACACAGCACCCAACGTGTTCATCAACTTCTCCTGGTGCCATTCTAGTTTATACTACGGATGGCTCAACGCCTTCTACAAACGGTTCAGGAGGTCCAGGTAATGGTATTCTCTATACCGGAGCGATTACGATTGCTGCGAGTACCACACTGAAAATCGTTGCTGGTGGGAATGGTTACCTAGATAGCGGAGCAGTAACTTATATTTATAACATCGGTCCTTTCAGTCTTATTCAATCTCCAAGTAACCTTACATGCACAGGAACGGGTAATGGAACTTCTCAAACCTTTCCATGTTCAGTTACGGTTACAGCGACTACAGCTGGTAACTCGCTGTTGCTTTTAACTTCGTTTTCGACCAATAATCAGACGGTACAAGCTACGTATTCCTCTGCCTCTGGAGATAGTACCTGGACTCACTGTCCGGCGCAATTCTCAAATTTCGTAGCACCACCTCTTCAGTACGCGAATGATTGTGCTTATATCTTAAGCGCTACTGGTGGTGCTACGACTATCACAGCTAACTGGGTAGGAACAGTTGCTAACGGTATTTCATGGTCTATAGACGTACAGGTTGTGGAGCTTCACTTGTCCACCGGGAGCGCAGCCTTTGATGCCTGTACTACAGGAACAGCTTGTATTACGACTACTTCATCAACTAGTCCTTATACTTCTCCAACTTTTACACCTACAGGCTCTGCTGATTATATTGCCCAGTGGATCAGCCAGCCAGGGACAAGCTGTTCGATAAATGGAAGCGCTTATATAAATCCGTTCTCGACTGAAACTAACAACGTCGAGAGTTCTTTCGCTGGAGCACTTAATCAGTCATCAGCATCGGCCCAAACCTGGACTTGTGGGAATAATCCAACCTTTGCTGCAATGTCTGCTGTAGCGTTGAAAGGAACCCTCCTACCCACAGCAGGAACACCTACAGCTATACCGACAAGTGGAACCTTTACAGGGACACAGAGTGTGGCTTTATCTGTTACTGGTGGCGCACCGCAAATCGTTTATACAACTGATGGGTCAACTCCGGTTATCAGCCCGCTTCATGGGACGGTTTATTCAACGGCTATTAGCATCTCAAGCACAACAATCTTGAAGGCAATCGCTGGGGGGACTGGATATATACCAGGATCTGTAGCAACGTTCACTTACACGATTGGTCTACCTCCTGCTGGTACGCCAACTTGTACTCCTCCAGCAGGTACTTACACAGCAGCGCAAACAGTCTCATGCTCGGTTGGTGTAGGCACTACGATGTACTACACAACCGATGGGAGTACACCTTCAGTAAGCGGAACGCATGGGACACTCTATTCAGGTGCTGTAACGGTATCTAGCACGCTGACATTTAAGATAGTTGCTGGAGATGCAAGTCATGTGGATGGGTCGGTTGCGTCTTACTCCTACACAATTTCAGCAGTCGGTCCATCCGCCCCATGGCCGTTATTTGCAATTACTACAAGTGGTACTCACGTGACCTGTCCAACATGTGCTCTTAAGACTGCATGTTTATGCCGAGCTAGCGATGGTAACTGGATTTCAATCAACGGTTCGGGTTACTCACCGTTTTAGTAAAGAGGAGAATAAATGGACCCAAATGCGAGTATTGCTGCTTCACATATTGGTGGGACGCTTTTGGTGGTTAGCGGGATTCAATGGGTGAAGAAGTTAAAGGCGATCCCTTGGGTTGCTACGGGAACGAAGGCTGTAAGCCGAGTTTTGTCTATACTCGCCGCCTTCTGTGTGCAGGCTGGGATTAACTACGAGTGGACTGCGAATCCGAATGGGACGCATAATCTCCTGCTTACTAATGTTTCTCTCGCTGTAGTCGGCATCGGCCTTTTCCACGTTATTACTCAGTTCCTTTACCAAGAGACCGGTTATCAAGTCCTGCAGGGGATTCAAGGAGTTCAGGGAATTCTCAACTTCCTTCAATCATCTGCTCCAGGAGTACGCGTTGCTCCTACTCCCGAACCCGTAACAGCATCAAGTGCTCCGGCACCAGTAAATCCACCAATTATTCCGGGAAAGTAGAGGAGTAATGCAGCTTGATGAAGATAAGGCATTCAAGTTTCGAGAGAAGGTGATAAATTCCCTTACATCACTCCACTTGAAGATGGACTTTGCTAATGGCAGGTTGCAGAAGGTAGAGAAAAAGGTGGACTTCCATGAGAAGGTCTTATGGATGGTAATGGGTGGAGGAATGATAGTAGGCTACGCGTTGAGTTATTTATTGGCTAGGAGATAAGTAATGCCTCGCCATCAGGGACTTTGGGAGCAGGATTGGGCGGATTGTGAACGGTGTGGGTTTATCTACCCGATTAGTATGTTGACGATGCAGAAGGGGAAGCGTATTTGTACGAAGACTTGTCTCGATGATCTTGATGTGGAATACAGGCCGCTGGCGATAAGCCGAGCGCTGGAGCAGGATGACCGGGAGTATATAAGAGATAAGGATGAGCAGACGGATGAAACAGGTTGGGATGATCTAATTTTCTAGGAGTACTATGCCTTACCCAACACTAAATGACTTCGTAAGTCCGGTGGTGCTGAACCTTGGGAATAGGTCTGATCTTACAGTATCTCCCGGAGGTGGGGCTCCTGCACGTTTGACGTGGTGGTTATGGAACGCGTATAAGGATCTCGCCTGGTCGTATCCATTCCGTGAACTTGAACTAACAGTGCCGGATCAGTTCGTTCCTGGAGTGGACATCTATACTTATCCACCTAACACTCGCGCAATCAAAACTATCAGCGTGCAGACTGCTGTGGGAGATACCTGGCCTGTAAGACGACGGGATATTAAGACGGTGAGAAGGTATACGGTGAACCCGAACTCCGCGGGGACGCCATCCGTATACGCACCATTCGGTCCGGGGATTATTATCAGGCCGCTGCCGAATATGGCTTATCCGTTTAATTGGGATATCTGGGTGAAGCCTGTGTTACCTCTTCCGGCACAGAATACTTCACTCCTCGCAGTTCAGGTTAACATGCCGGATGATTGGTTTGAGATACTCATCTACGCTGCTACGATGAGGGGGCATATTGATTTAATTGAGAG